AATGGCAACAAGGTAATAGCACTACGTTAGAGCTAAAAAAAATTAACTCTAACGATTTCTTTTGTTTCGGTGGTCCAATTAATCTCGATTGACTGAATGAAAGAACGCCAAAAGGCTCGTTTATGGGCGTCGTCGAGGTTTCTGTATACGCTTCTCCATCCTAACTGCAAGATATTATCAATCTTGCTAAAGTCTTTTACCTCGGCCGGTCCTCGCTCTGCTTCTGCGATTTCGAGTTTCTCCATCAGCTCCGCATAGTCTTTTTCGTACTGCTCTACCTTACGAATTTTTCCCGTCTGCCAAGAGTAATTTAAGCGGTCGATCTGATTGTGAAGTTCCTCGATATTATACTGAGGTATTTTCACCGTGTCGGCACTCTCGATATTCGTTGCTCTGATTTTGGCGTCTTTGAGATACTCCCCGATATTTGCAAGCAACTTTCTTTCCATCACGTTTTCACTCACGACTTTATTATACGAACATCTGCCGTTCAAATAGTGAATCCCACAGCGATATTTTTTGTACTTGAGTATTGTCCCTGCGCTCGATTTTTGGGTGCAGACAAAGCCCTTCATCAATCTTCCGCACTCGGGGCATTTTATCAAGCCGCTAAACAGATACGCTCTATTTTCGCTTGTGTTGCCTTTAATATTTCGCTTGACTATCTCTTGAATCTTATCGAAGGTTTCCTTGTCGATATACGCCTCGCAGTATGACGGGTTATCCCGATATGCGCCGTACAGCATAGGATTTGCCAAAAGTCTTGAGAGCGGCTCGTGATCCATAGCGATATGATGCTTGGCGTGAAGATAAGTCAACGTCTTTGTCTTACTTTGGTGCTTCATATAGTGTTCAAGCAGATCTCTCAAAATCGGCTCTTCGTCGGGATCTCTGACTACGTTTTTTCGGCCCGTCTTTTCGTCCCTTCCGACCATCCATCCGAAGGGTAACGATTGCTTACCTACGAGCGGCTGTCCGGTTGATACTTTGTACTCGTTTACGATCCTGATACGCTCGCCGGTCTGATCGGCTTCCATTTCGGCGATAGTGAGCTTCATATTGACGAGCATACGACCGTTTGCTGTTGTCAGGTCGTATTCTTCCTCGGTGGTAGACCAAAGCACGGGAGCAATACGCTTCATACACTCGTGATATTCAGCGACGGAGCGGAAAAATCTATCCAATTTGATAAATATAATTCTATCAAATTTGCCCTTTTCGGCGTCCTGAATCATTCGTTGAAGCTCGGGGCGATTTTTTATCAGCTTTCGCCCGGATACTCCTTCGTCGACGTACCACTCGACTATTCTCATATTATTCTTTTTTGCATACTCGGTCAGCTTCATTTTCTGAGCATCCAATGAAAGACCGTGTAGCTTTTGCTCTTGCGTCGAAACACGGACATAGGCGGCAACGCACTCGACGCTCAGCACGTTCCTCACTTGCAAATCTTCCGAATTTAATTCTTTCATTTCCATTTTCGTTAATTCCCCTTTTTCTTGGTGCTTCTCTCTCGCTCCAATTTCTCAATAAGCTCGTCTGTTTCTTTGCGTTCAATAGCGGACAGCTGTTTTCTAAGAGGTCTCAGCTCGTTTTCTGCCTCTTCTTCCTTTCGGAACAAATATTCAAATACAGCTCGGTTGATTCCACAATGCAAGCCTGAGAAAAATAACGAGACCAACAGCACGGTAAAGACATCACCGACCGTGTCGGGCGTTTTCTCAAGAAAGCAGTATAGCCCAAAGTAAACAAGGGTAAAAGCTCCGATGACGATAGCTCCCCGTTTTTTGCTCTCGGTTTCTGCTTTCTTCGTTAATTCGTGAATCTTTTTTTGAAGTTCTTTCTTCTCCATATCAGCTCCTTTTTCTCCTTTCTATGCGATACGTGTCATTTTTTGGCCTCACCTCCTTAAAGGTCATTTAGTTAATAGCGTCTTATAATAATTATGTAAAGAAATGATCTCTTCTTTATGCTCGAGCTTCATTCGGAGAAGGTCATTCTCGGCGGAGAGGGTGATATTCTTGTCCTTGAGAATGACATTCTCGGCGGCGAGCATACTGTTCTCGGCGGTGAGTCTTTCGACCTCGCTTTGCAGGGCGGCAAGGTTTTGATTTCCTACTACTATCTTGCTTTCTGCAAACAAATCGTCGAGAGTGCCGCCAAGGACGGCGACGATCCGGCGAAGCGTGTCAACGTAAGGGTTATCGGTATCACCGGAAAAGATACGGACGACCGTTCTTTCGGGCAAATTTGTCTTTTCGGCGATCTGCTTTGATGACATTCCCGTCTTTTTCTTTAATTCTTTAAGGTTATCGAGCCACATAATTTGTCCTTTCTTATGATAACTTTGTCTGTTGGTGCTGATAAAGTTGGGTAGCCAACCGACAAAGATGGATATTGATTTTCGTGTTTTTTGGCATTAAAATATTTTCAGAAATATTCGACACAACATAACATATTTTTCAATTTCTTGAAGGTATAATTATATTGGAAATATTTTCCGCTATCCATTGGAATTATCAGATAGTAAAATTAAATTAGAACATTCGTTCCGCCCTGAATGAAAGGAGATTCCCCTATGAAAGAAGAATACATCCAAGAAATCACCGAGCTGTTAAAAAAATGCAACGACCTTTCCTTGCTTGACCTCATTTTTCAATTACTCCAAAAGCAGTCAGCACAGACTTAAACGCCTTGCGCTTCTCAAAACCAAGCTCCGCAAGTGCTTCCACAATGTCGAGGAGTTCTTCGTCCTCGGTCAACTTAAGAACGATGCCGCTCAAGCGGTCGTTCTTTTTTTGCACCTTATCCCATCCCATCAGGTATTGCGGCGTTGTATTCAGAACAGCCGCTATCGGCTCTAAAATATCGAGCGGCAGATTCTCGATATCACCCTTTTCATACCTATAAATAGTAGAGCGATCTTTTCCGAGCTTCTTTGCAAGATCGTCGGCACTCATTTTCAGCTCTTTGCGCCTATACTTAATTCTTTCTCCTATATTCATAGCAAAAGCTCCTTTTTTTCTTTAATTATATTACCAAAGTCGCAAATTTGCAACAAACAGAATGTGAACAAACTGTAAATTGTTGCGTAAAATGCGAAAATAGTATTGACTATTGCGATTTTTGGTGCTACAATACAGACAGTCGCATAATATGCGACTAATTGAAGCGAATAATGCAGAAAGGAGCAGACAATGAATACCCAAAAACTTAAAGCAAAAATTATTGAGCAGGGTATGAACGTAGAGAAATTGGCAGAGCTTGTAGAGGTCGACCGCTCTTCTATGTATAGAAAGCTTAATAATTTTGAGAAGATCACGATAGGCGAGGCAAAAAAGATCAAAGCGGCTCTCGGGCTTTCCGACGAAGAAGCAAACGATATTTTTTTTGCTTAAATAGTCGCATACGGTGCGACAAAAGGAGAGAGGATGGCAAAAGAATTTGACCTTAACGGTAAGCAGTTTGGACGGTTGACAGTAATTTGCGAGGGCGAAAAAGCGAGAAGCGGCGAGCGTATGTGGATCTGTAAATGTTCTTGCGGAAACATTACAAAGCCGATTAAAAGCACTTGCTTGCGCAACGGTATAACTCAATCGTGTGGTTGCTTACACCGAGAAATCGTTTCACAAGCAAAGGCGACACATCAACAAAGCGATACACGACTTTATAGCGTGTGGCGAGGTATGAAAGATCGTTGTTTCAGACCTAACGCAGTCAATTATAAGTTTTATGGCGGCAGAGGGATAACGGTATGCGACGAATGGCACAACAGCTTTGAGGCCTTTTATGAATGGGCTATGGAAAACGGATATTCCGACAACCTAACTATTGACCGCATTAACGCTAACGGAAACTATGAGCCTTCAAATTGCCGTTGGTTAACGATTCAAGAACAACAACGCAACAGAAGAAAACCATCAAGGAGAGGATTATGAAAGAGCCGACCGGAGCTTACATACTGCAAAAGCTTATCGAGCTATACGCCGATCAAGAGGGCGTGAAAATTACATACGAGATTATAACAAAGGAGAAAAAACAATGAACGACGTTATTGCTTTAGTATTATCGACGTTATTCTGCATAGCCGTTGGCGTTCCGTTGGCCGCCTTATATGAGAAGGCGAAAAAGGAAATGGAAGCAGACGAGAAAGAGAGGGACGAGTGATGTATTATTCAGACGATCCCGCAAGAGATTATTTGCAATACGATAGGGAGCGGACGAGGCGAGTGATGTTGCGTCCGAGGTGCGATGAGTGCGGTGAATACATTCAGGACGACGAGCTTTACGACTTTGACGGGAAGCTTATCTGTTCCGAGTGCCTGATAGAGAATCATCTCAAGAGTACAAACGCTTATATCGACGAAATTATCTAAAAATTCAGAAAGAGGAGTAAATGAAATGTTAAACAATGAAAAGAAAACAGAGGCCATTATCGAAGCTCTTATAGAGCAGATCAGAAGCCTCAAGTCGGAGCTTTGGTGGCGAGACCAAAAGATCGTCGAGCTGAGCGAGAAGCTTGAGAAGGCGAAAGGCGGGGCGAACGATGGCTAACTTTTCAACCGGAGTTCAAAAGTACATAAAGACGAGAGCGGTCGTCGAGATAGGCTTCCCGGTCGATTGGCGAGGAAGCGTTGAGATCGCTTGCAAGCATTGTAATTTTTACGTGCAGGCGACAAGAAGGTGCGGACTGACACAGCAGGTCGTCAACTTTCCCGAGAAATACGTCGGCGAGAGCTGTCCGCTTGAGATTGTAGAAGAAGAAGAGGTAAACGAAAATGTGTAAAGAAATAAAAGAAAAATTCGTCGAGCTTTATTCACTTGACGTGAACAAATACGTGGAGAAGAAAAACGATCTCTCCTATCTTTCGTGGGCGTTCGCTTGGGCTGAGTTCAAGAAGATATATCCCGACGCTACCTACGAGGTCAAAAAGGACGAGGCCGGAAGATGCTATTTCGGCGACTCCAATATCGGCTATATGGTCTATACGAGCGTTACGGCGGGCGGGCTTACCTACGAGATGTGGCTTCCCGTTATGGACGGCGCAAACAAGGCTATGAAGGACGAGGCTTATACATACTCGACAAAGTATGCTGAAAAGACGGTTGAGGCTATGACGATGTTTGACGTCAACAAGACGGTTATGCGCTGTCTTGTAAAGAATCTCGCTATGTTCGGACTTGGCCTTTATATCTACGCCGGCGAGGACCTTCCCGAAGATATCAGAGAATACGTTTGTGCTGATTGCGGCAAGGCGGTCGATCCGGCTATGGCGGCGAGAACGCAGAAGGCTTTCGGCGTGGTGCTTTGCAAGGATTGCGGCCTCAAACGGAGTGAGCAGAAATGAGGGTGAGCGGCAAGATCCTCTCCGCAGTAAACGACGTTATCACGATAAGAGTATGCGCCGACGCTGAAGGTTGGTGCAGAGATCACAGCTCCCGGACGTGCGAGGTCAGGATAGACGACGGGCGGAGCATTACGAACGATCAGAGGCGGAAAATTTACGCTACGATGCGAGATATCGCCGAGTGGAACGGAGATATGCCCGACTCGGTAAAGGCCTTTTTCAAGTGGTCCTTTTGCGGCGACAACGAGCACGAGGATTTTTCTCTCTCGGACGTTGACAAGGAGACGGCGAGCGAGTTTCTGACGTATCTTATCGACTTTTGCATACAGAACGGTGTTCCCTGCTCAGATCCCTTATGGGACAGATGCGAGGATATCGAGCGGTATATGTACGCTTGCGTTATGACTCGAACGTGCTGTATCACGGGAAAGAAAAACGCTCAGATCCACCACGTCGACCGAGTGGGAATGGGCCGGAATCGAAACACGATTTGTCAGGTCGGGATGCGAGTCGTTCCCTTATCGGCCGATCTTCACACGATGATACATTACTCGGGCGGAGAGAAAGAATTTTACGACAAACACCATATAACACCGATAGCACTTACAGAAAAAATGTGCGAGCACTTAAAGCTCGGAAAAATAGAAATATCTTAAAGGAGAAAATATTATGGCAAACTTTAATCTTAATAAAATCGTACTTGGTGGCAGACTTACCGGAGACGTGGAGCTTAAGCAGACTCCTTCCGGCGTTCCGGTTGCGCAGTTTTCTCTTGCGGTAAATCGCAAGTATTCAAAAGACGAGACGCCGCAGACCGACTTTTTCAACGTGGTCGCTTGGCGTGCTACGGCGGAATTTATCAGCAAGTTTTTCAAAAAGGGCTCGTCTATCTGCATTATCGGCTCGGTACAAAATCGCTCTTGGACCGATCAGCAGGGACAGAAGAGATATGCGACCGAAATAATCGCAGACGAGGCCTTGTTTGTGGACTCCAAAAACGACACTCAGAGCGCACCGGCGCAGGACTCTATTAACTACATACCCGAAGCGTATACGAGGCCGCAGGCGGCAAATTTCGAGCCCGTGAGCACGGACGACGACTTGCCTTTCTAATGGAGCGGCGGTATGAAGGTTAGATTACCGAAGTCGTGGGATAGGCTTCCCACGTCGCAGAAGGAAGTTATCGCCGACTATATGAAAACGCTCGTTTTGGAGCGAGAGGAGAGGGACGCAAGACTTATTTTTGATCTTTATATCAAGATGGTCTGTATAACGCTTCACGACGCTTTCGGCTTCGGGGAGAAGCGTTTGACGATGTTTCTCGGAAACCACAAGAGGCTTTTTCGCCGTCAATGCAGGATGGTGAATGACGGGACTCAGATCGAATATCTTAACGAGCGAATGGCGCAAATATTCAAGAAAAACGGATTTCCGCAGGGCTTCTTCGACAATATACTCGGAGAGGTCGTGAAGGCAGAGGAAGGAGTAAACAATGACGGATAAAGAATACCAAAAGAAATACCGTACCGAGCACAAAGACAAGACACGAGAGTATGCAAGGCGATACCGTGAAGAGCACCGGGAAGAGGTCAACGCAAGGGCACGTGAATACTATCAGGAGCACAAGGACAAGGCAAAGGTTTACAGAGAGAATTACCTTGAGAGAAATCCCGAGATGCGAGAGCATTACCGGGAATACCACAAAGAATACTATCAGGAGCACAAGGATGATCCCGAATATAAGGCGAAAAATTATGCCTATCACGCAGAGTGGCAGAGGAAAAACAAAGAGAAGCTGAACGCCTATCACAGAGCTTGGCGCAAAGCGAAGAAGGAGAAAGCGGCTGAATGAAAACGATAGGTGAAATTATTAAAAAAGCAAGACTCGACAGAGGTTACACACAGAAAGAATTGGCGGAGAAAGCCGGGATAGGAGTAGGATGTATCGAGACTTGGGAAGCAGGCACAAGTTATCCCAACGTTATAAACCTGATTCCGGTTGCCGATGTTCTTGGAATGACGCTTGACGAGCTTACCGGGAGAAAAATCGTGAAAGTCGGATTGAAGCCGTGTCCGTTTTGCGGGAGCAAGGACGTGCGAAAGTTGACCGATACGAGCCACACGACGATTTGGTGCGAAGATTGCAAAGCGACTTTGACGAGAAGGCTTATTATGGGAAAACACGCTTCTTTGCGTAGTGCTGAAGCGGATTTCGGTATCGAAGCAATAAACGCTTGGAATAGGAGGGCGGCCGAATGAGTGATATTGTGTATATTGATTTTGGAGTTAGCAAGGATTGCATAAATCCCGACAGTTACGGCGAGATATGCGTCAGGTGTAATATGTGCGGGCGATTCAACAAAGAAGCTATGTGGGAGAGCAGATATAACCACTTGTGGTATCGGCTCGCCGAGGAATTAAACAAGCACGGAAGCGAGTATTTCCGCTCCAACTTGCAACAGACGAATATTGCTAAAAATATTATCTACTACGGCAACGAGATCCTTGAATGTGTAAAGAGAATGGACTTTGACAAAGGTGTTCCGGCGGTAGAGGAGATAAAGACGCTTGACTATATGTGTCTCGTTGAGGATATCAAAAGCATCGGCACGGGAGATATTTGCGATATATGCAAGCATCAAGGCGAAGAGCCGGATTGCAAATGTGATTGCGAGACGTGCGAAAAGCCTTGTACTTGCAAGAATTGCCGTGATTGCAGTATGTGGAAATGGCGAGGCGAGAAGAATGGCGACTAAATACCATAGCCGGAAGATCACGAGGGATGGGATCACGTTCGATTCGGTCAAAGAGTACAAGAGATATTGCGAGCTGTCCCTGCTTGAAAGGGCCGGGGAGATCTCGGACCTTCAGAGGCAAGTCGAGTTTGTTCTTCTCCCGGCGCAGAGAGAGCCCGATACGGTCGGGAAGCGTGGCGGAGTTATCAAGGGCAAGACGATCGAGCTTGCGGTGAAATACGTTGCCGATTTCGTTTACACCGAGGACGGCAAGACCATTGTGGAAGATACAAAGGGCTTCAAGACGAAGGACTATATCCTCAAAAGAAAAATGATGCTCTATTTCCACGGAATAAGAATCAAAGAAGTATAAGGAGTACACTATGAAAATTAAGTTAGATAAGGGCGCATATATGCCCGTGAGAGGACACAAGGACGATGCGGGGCTTGACCTTCGCACGCCGATTCCGTTCGGGATAGAGCCGGGCGGCTCTGTAAAGATAGACACGGGCGTTCACGTTGAAATTTTGCCGGGGCTTGTTGGTATGCTCAAGAGCAAGAGCGGCCTGAACGTAAAGCACGGCATCACGAGCGAGGGCGTTATTGACGCCGGCTACACGGGAAGCATTGTCGCAAAGCTTTATAATCACGGCGAGTCGCTTGTGGTATTCAGCGCAGGGGACAAGATCACACAGCTCGTTATATTGCCCGTATATATTCCCGACGAGCTTGAGCTTGTTGACGAGCTTGAGGAGACCGAGAGAGGCGAGGGCGGATTCGGGAGCACAGGACGATGACGTGCCCGGTATGCGGCGGAAAGACGGTCGTGATAGACAGCTTTTCGGAGTGCGACTGCATCTACCGGGAGCGAAAATGCGCCGAGTGCGGCCACCGATTCACGACCGCCGAGACCGAGTGCGAGCTTGATTGCACGGTTTATAGTATGAGATACAAAAGGAGAAAGGATAATGAGCAGATTAAATACAACAAAAGAGATCGTCAGGGGAATCCTTGAGAGGGATCGGATGGCGAGAAACAGCGATAACTATTTATATCTCAAAGTGATCGAATATTTTGAAAAAGAGTACGAGGTCCGCATAAAGAGCTTGCCTCTTTCGGAGTTCCTTCTGTTCGGCTGTGATAACGTTCCCGTGCCGCCTTTCGAGTCGGTCCGCCGAACAAGGCAGAAATTGCAGGAGAAGCACCCGGATCTTGCGGCGTCGGAAGTGGTCGAGGCGTTCCGTCTCGCTGAAGAGCGAGAATATCTTGAATTTGCGAGGGGCTGATATGGACGTTATAGACACATTTTACGACAACCTCAGAGGAGCGATACTTTCCCGGGCTATAAGGGACTACAAGATCGCTCTTCGCCACAAAGATCCCGCAGGAATCGCCTCGCTTGAGAGATTTTTCAGAAGCGACTACGGACAGCTTTTGTCGGGTGATAACGGAGAATATATCATCGAGAAGGTCCAAGAATGGCTCGAAGAGGAAAGGAGAAAGAGACGGAGAAATGGCAGACATAAAATGGATTAAGCTTACTACGGATATGTTTGATAACCGAAAGATCAAGCATCTTCGCCGCTTGCCCGACGGAAACAATATCGTGCTTATTTGGGTAATGCTTCTGACTATGGCGGGCCGTTGCAATTCGGGCGGAATGATATTCCTGACCGAGAACATACCATACACGCCGAAAATGCTTGCGGACGAGCTTGATTTTGAGGAGAACACCGTTCAGCTTGCGCTCGGAGCTTTGGAGCGGCTTAATATGATAGTCGTCAATGACGGATTCTTTACTATTGCCGGGTGGGAAGAGTATCAGAACATCGAGGGAATGGATAAGATCAGAGAGCAGAATCGTTTGAGAAAGCAGAGACAGAGGGACAATCAGAAGCTTCTTGAAGAGGCGTCACGTGACAGTCACGTGACAGTCACGGAATGTCACGCAACAGATATAGATATAGATAAAGAAAAAGATAAAGATAAAGAGAAAGAAAAGAAGGATATACGCCACAAGCACGGCGAATACAAAAACGTTCTTCTTTCCGACTCTGATCTTGAAAAGCTCAAGGACGAATTTCCGAGAGATTGGGAAGAGCGAATAGAGCGACTGTCCTCTTACATAGCAAGCACGGGAAAGTCTTATAAAAATCATCTTGCGACTATCAGAAATTGGGCGAGGAAGGATGCCGAGAAGGTCCAACCGAAAGAGAGCAAAGGCTCTTTTGAGACAGACGACTTTTTCGAGTCGGCCTTGAGAAGAAGCATAAAGAAGGAGCAACCAAAGACGGCGGCAGAGGATGAAGAGGTCCGCCGCAAAGCGGAAGCGTTAAAAGAGCGATTGAGTTAGGGGGGAACGAGATTGACGGCGGAGCAGTATCTTGAACAGATAAAAAAGATCGACGATATAATCGCCGATAAGCGACGGGAATATGATCGCTACGTGAATATCGCTGAAGGGCTCGGGGGCTTCTCGGTCTCGGATAGGGTGCAGACGTCGAGGAATCTTCACCGGGGCTCTGATGCCATAGGGGAGTATATCGACATAGAGCGAGAGATAAAAGCTCTTGAGGGGCAAAAAAAGGCTATCAAGGACGACTTGCAGAAGCTTCCCCTGCACGAGTACAAAGTATTATATAAGCTCTACGTTGAGGACTATATGCTGAAGGAGCTTCCGAGCGAGCTTAACAAGTCTTACGCTTGGGTGAAGATGAAGAAGCGGCGAGGCCTTGATATATTACAAGAGATCATAGACAAAAAAGGGGAGTGAGCGTTTGCTCACTCCTCGTTTTTTAACGTCGTTTGTTGATCTGCTCGACGATCAGAAGATATAGGGCTATCAGTGCGATAATTAATGCTATAATGACTACCGGGATAACGAGCTTGAATTTAACCGAGACGGCGGTGATAGCGAACACCACGCCGCCAATAGTGTACCACATCCACGGCTTTTTCAGGAAGTTGCTTGCTATTGCTAAAGCAATAAATCCGAAGGCTAAGCTGAGTAAAAACATAGGCGTTTACTCCTTCTTTTCGTGTTCGAGTCTGAATCTTATAAGCTCTATCAGGTAGGGGGCGCATTTGGCGACGCCTCTCTCCCAATCTTCGAGGGTGCGCTTTGGTATGCCGAAATGCTCGGCAAATTTACGCTGAGACATTCCCGACGAGATGCGAAGCTCCTTGAAGGGGTTTGTTTGTTGTTCGGTCATTATATCACTCCTTTTTGCGTTTATAATACCACGATAAACGGGGTAAATCTGTGTGTTTTATTTAATTTTCTGTTAAGCGGGTGTAAACGTGTTATTTTTCGATATAGCCGTAGTCGCATATATCTTCCTTTTCGCCGGCTTTGGAGCAGATTGCGACTGCTCCGGCGAGCATTATTGCGGATATTATTATAATAATTGCGGTCATTTATATGTTCCTCTCTTTCAGTTTTCTGTACGTTTCATCGGTTTGTGTGCCGTCGAGGGCGAGTCCTATTGCGATAGACTCTACGAGTCCCATTTCAATAGCGTCGGCCATAACAATTTTTAATGCGTTTGCTTGAGGGCGAGGGATTGCGGCATAGTTCACGGTAAACTCAAAGCCTTTTCGATATCCTCTGATCTTGTTCATACAGAGGGCGTATTCTTCGTGATTTCTTAATTCTGTGATAGTCATAGTTTATACTTCTCCTTCGTAATAGCTTATTGTGATTTTTGGGGTGATATATCCGAGGATTTTTTCTTCTTTGAGCTCGACGAGGGCCTTTATAAATAAATCAATTTTTGAGATATCAAGGTCATCGGGGGAGTGAATGCCGATATCGTAGAGAACCTGAGCGGCTTCATAGATGGTTGAGCATTTGTAAATAAAATCGTGTCCGGCGATTTCATAAGCGATTTCAAAGTGTTTCATAGTTTTTCCTTTCTGCGCCTTTAGGGGATTCGCTTTCCGGTTGGGGGGTTAGTGGGATATATCTGCTTCGGTGAGGGTGTTGAGGGTGTTAAAATAATCGTTCGGGAGCTCGACCGTGAAGCCGTCGCCGCCCATCAAGACAGTTGTGCGTGCTTTGCGTTCGTATACCTCGTACACGTTTCCGGCAAATTCAACGTATCTCGGGCCGTTTTCAAGCTTGAGGATCTCGGCGTGAAGCTCGGCAAGCTGTTCGTTGTATTTGTCAAGTCGATGCTTTTCTATATTGTTCGGGAGATTGTTGTCTATAAGTTCTTGGTTTCGGTCGCTCGACCTTACCCAATTTGCGAGGATTGTTGAATATGCGGCGTAAAGTATTTCAAGCTCTGTAAGTGTTGTGAAGTTTTTCATTGTGCTTTCTCTCTTTCTCCGGGAGATTGGCCGCTCCCGGTCGGCGTGTGGGTGGGTTAATTTTCGTCGTCCTCTGCTTCTTCGAGTTCGTCGAAGAGTGCCGCAAGGTCGTCGTCGCTTTCGATGCTGTCGATATATTCACGATGCTCGAACATATCCTCGATAGCGTATGCGTCAAGGTATACTGAGTAGTCTTTGTAGTCTGTTGATACTAAATTGCCGTAGCCGTTGAAATTAAAATAATCTCGATTGGGGTTAAATGCGCCGTAAGACTTATTGCCGTATGAGTCGGTCGTCCAAGTGTCCTCGTCGTGGCCGTAGAAGGCTCTCTGAAGCAGTTCGATGGGCTCGGCGTTGCAGTAAAACTCGTTGAGCATTTCCATCTCGAAGTAGCGATAGTCGCCTAAATAGCCGTTGTATGCGTCAAGTTCTTCGATGCAGTCGTTGAAAACGCTTTCGTTTTCCTCGAAGTAAGCGATGATTTTCTGAATGGTGGTCTCTTTCATTTTCGTGTTCTCCTTTTTCGGTTTTGAATTTCGAGTTTGCCGGGCTCGGTTGCCTCGGCTTCCGTGACTCTATTGTACCACGGAGTCCGTGGCGGTGTCAATACCGGAAATTTGCACAAAGTTTCGGCTCGGAATTTGTGGAAGTTGCACAAAGTTGCACAACGGCGGCTCTCGCATAATTAGCCATTATTAGCCTTTTTTAGCCTTTTTTAGCCCGCAAATACGTATAAACGTGTGTTATAATTACAATAGAAAAGTATATAGAGAAGCATCTGCCAAGAGGTGGGTGCTTTTTTTACGTGGAAGCGAAGCATCAGTATCTTTTTCGGTTTCTTTTCATTTGCGGAAAAGATATAAAATACCTACCTCCTTTGGGGCGGGGATATTGGTCCTCGCCTATGGTGCAAGCGACCATTATTACGGGGGCGATATGAAAGCTATTAAATGCGACTTGCCTTATGCGGAGATTATAGAGTTACATCCTATGGCCGACCTACATATAGGCGACTCTCAATGTGATTACAATTTAATACTCGAAAAGATAGAATATATCAAGAATACACCGAACGCATACTGTATACTCGACGGCGATCTGATGGACACGGCGATAGCTTCCTCGATCGGAGATACCTATTCGGCGAGCCTTCAACCTATGGAGCAGTTAAAGCATTGTGTGAGAATATTTGAGCCTATAAAGGACAAGATCCTCGCCGTGCTTCCCGGAAATCACGAGAACAGAGTATACAAGACGGACGGCCTTGATATTACAGAGATTATGTGCAGTCAGTTAGGGCTTATCGAGCGATACTCCCCGACTACTGCGCTTTTATTTATACGCTTTGGGGAAAATGTCAAACAGAGACGACAGCTTTATACGGTGTATGTAACGCACGGATCAGGGGGCGGCAGAAGAGAAGGCGGCAAGGTAAACAGACTCGCCGATCTCGCTTCTATCGTTGACGCTGATATATACATACACGGTCATACACATTTGCCGCTATTATTCAAAGAGTCATTCTTTAGAACAAGCTGTCAAAATTCGTCTTTGGCATTAACAGAGAAGCTATTCGTAAATACAGCGGCGCATCTGAATTATGGCGGCTACGGAGACAAGGCGGGATTTAAGCCGGCGTCGAAGTCGTCTCCGGTTATCTACCTGAACGGATTGCACCGAGATATAAAAGCAAAGCTTTGAAATAGTAAAGGGGGGAGAGGATATGCTTACACCAAAACAAGAGAAGTTCGTGCAGGGCATTATAGACGGACTGAGCCAAGCAGACGCATATCGCTCCGCCTATAATACAAAAAAAATGGCCGATAAAACGGTATGGGAAAAAGCAAGCCGTTTAATGGCAGACGGCAAGGTGAAGGCAAGGCTTAAAGAGCTTAGAGATCAGATGATGAAGCCTTCTATAATGAGCGCACAAGAGCGACTTGAATTGCTTTCGAGAATGGCGAGAGGCGAAGAGCCGGAATTGATGGTGAAGCTCGTTGACGGCGAAGAGGTTACGCTTGAGTTCCCCGCAAGCCTTAAGACAAGGCGAGAGGCCATTGACATTATGAACAGAATGACGGGCGAGTACGTTACAAAGGTCGAGGGCGAGATCAAAATGACAAAGCTTGAGGATCTATTATGAGCTATTCGGCCGACTTTCTTATAGCAAAGCGCAAAGAGAAGTGGGAAGAGCTTAAAAGCATTGACTACGACAAGCAATTAAGGGCGGCAGTCGCAAACGAGATGCTGGCAGATAAGGCCCTGCTTGACGAGGTGAGGGATTATCCCGAGAAGCTTATAGAGCTTGCCTTTATTGTCGTAGATAAAAACCAAAAGACTATGCCCTTCTTCCTGAACGACGTTCAAGAGGAGTTCATTGATACGCTCAACAAGGCCAAGCAGGACTTTATAGACGGCCTTATAACAGATATATCCCTACTCGTATTAAAGGGCAGACAGCAGGGTTTTACGACGCTTGTAACGGCGTATCAGCTCGCTTGCTGTATCTTAAACCGAAACTTTCAGGGATATACTCTCGCAGATAAGAGCGATAACTCAGAGGCTATATTTCAGAATAAGGCGAAATTCCCGTACAGTCAGCTTCCTGATCTCCTCAAGCCTACGGAGAAGTACAACAACAGAAAACAGCTATTATTCGAGAAGATCAATAGCTCGTGGGCGGTTGATACGGCAACAAAGGACGTCGGCCGATCCCGAACAGTAAACTTTTTTCACGGCTCAGAGTGCGCCTTTTGGCAGAACGGCATCGCTCCGGTGCAGGGTGCTTTGGGTGAAGCATTTACAAAGAATTGCATCAAGATATACGAGAGCACGGCAAACGGCTACAACGACTTTCAGAAGATGTGGGACAGCGGCGTGCATATAAATTGCTTCTATGAGTGGTGGAGAACGAAAGAATATAATATC